CCCAATAGAATCGATAGCGTTACGTGGGGCTTAACCGACCTGCTGATTGACAACGCAGGCGGCGGCGTGGATTGGATTGACCTGGATGATTAAAAATGCTATGGTAGCTCTACGTGTCGACTCCTCTCGGATTCCAACACGCGCATAACCTCCTTGAAGTGAGGCGCAACCAGCAGTCCTCTTGGAGCAAAGGAGATGCCCGGCAAGCGTCTCCTTTCTCTCTGACTTGACTCTATAGAGGTGAAGCATGACAGGCAAGACAACAATATGGGTCTCCAAGTCAACAGCAACCAGGCTCAAGGCAGTAGGAGAGCAGTTTCATGATTGTCACAAACCGAACTATGACGAGATCATCCGACGACTGATCAACTACCACGAAATTCACAGTGGAACAGGGATAGATCCTAAGCTGTTGCAATCGTCAGGGAAGAAGTAGTAGACTAGCTACGTCCTAGTTTTCATGCTCGCCGCAGATCGAGGGAGGCCCCAATCCTCCCTCTTTCTCTTGCCTTTTGTACCATCTCCCGTGTATAGTCCCTCTGGCTCCGAGGATCGACTGGGGAGATAGCCGTATGGGATTCAGAGACTTCCTAGGAGACAGTGTACGCAGTGGGCTTCGAGACACTATCTGGACTGCAATAGCGAAACGAATCACTGGTGATGTCCCTCCTTTCTGGGGGCAGACTGCTATCGGGCAATCGCTCTGGTCAGACTGGGACTACGAGAAAGCCGTCCGCAAGTATTTCAGGAATAACGAAATCATCGCCCGCTGTTTGCGTATCCGAGCCAACGCAGAATCCTCAATTCCCATTCAAGCGAAAAGACTTCTACCTGATGGCACCCTCACGGATCTCCCTGCGAATCACGGCGCCGTTAAGTTCGCTCGAAAGCCAAACCCCCGCCTAAGCTGGCGCGACATCATGTACCGGCTGTCCTTCGCTCGTGATCTCAAGGGCGCAATCATCTGGAAGATCAACAGCGTAAATCCGCAAGCTGGGCTGATTGAGATATGGCCGCTGCGTCCTGATCTAGTAAGGCCTCGGCCGGTCAATGCAACCGAGCTTGAATACGTCTACAAGCCTGGCTTCGGTGTGAAGGCGCAGACGTACAAATCTGACGAGATCGTTCACATCGTCCAGTACGATCCTATCAACGAGCACACGGGTATCGCCACACTACAGCCTGTGCAGAGACGTGCTGACGTGGCCGACTCAATTCAGGATGCGCAAAAGTTCTCATTCGATAATGCCGTTCTCCCTTCTGGGATCATCTCAGGGGATCTATCGCCTAAGCAGTCAGAGGAAATCAAGACTCAGATTGTGAAGACGAAGAGAGGGCCAAAGAACTTCAGAAAGATGCTACTTGCGCGCACCCGCGTCTACTTCCAGTCACTCATGGGCACACCTGCTGAGATGGACTTCTCGGAATCGATCAAGCTCACAGATAGAAAGACTGCTCTCGGGCTTGGCATTCATCCTGTTCTGCTCGGCGTGGCTGATGCGACCTTTGAAAATCAACAGATGGCCGAGGTGTTCCTGTGGACTAATGAGACACTTCCCAACGCTAAGTCGGCACTCGCGGCCATCAACCTGCAGCTCGCACCTCTCTTTGGTGACGATGTTGTTTTCGTACACGACCTTTCCCAAGCACCTCCTGTGGTAGAGATGCGTCGGCAGAATGCTCGTATCGCAAAGTATTACCTTGAAATGGGAATCAACGTTCAGGCAATCAACAGCGTTCTTGATCTCGGCCTGCCGTCATGGGCTTGCCCGGATACTGGCTTCATGCAGGCGGGCATGCTGCCTCTTGGTAACAGTTCTTCATCTAGCAGATCGATTCAGAGCAGAGCCATCAACGAAGACGAAAGCTCGATCGATTCCCGGTGGATCATGCGCGATCGTGTGCAGCAAGCCTACGCAGAAGCAATGGGCAAGAACGTCTCTCGGCGTTTCCTTGAGGAAGGTAAGCTAATAGAGAGCCACTGGAAGGCAGGGAACACAAACTACGAAGCTCTCATCGAAGGCGAGTCAGAGGCATGGAGGATCGTTCTCACGGCTTCCTGGCGAGTGACCATCGATCGAATAGGGAAAGACGTTGAAGCAGAGATCCTCGGGAACACTGAGAGGGCCAGCCTCAGGTTCGACGCCTACACAGGCGCGATCAATGCCTTTGTTGAGGGACAGGTAGCTGAACAGGTTGACAGGATTCAGGCTGAGACGATCTCCAGGGTGAAGCGTGTGGTGGATAAGGCAGCTCTCGAAGGTTCAAGCGCGGTAGACACGGCGCGTCAGCTTCACAGCCTATACGAGCGATTCGGGGGGAAGGATCCAGAGCTCCCATTCGACAAGAGCAGATCGATGACGATTGCGCGAACAGAGATCCACGGGGCAAGCGGATTCGCTTCGCGTGAGGCAGCAGTCCAAACGGGTGTCGTGACGGGCAAGAGATGGATCTCTGCACGAGCTGGCGATGTCCGCGACTCACACGCGGCTCTTGACGATGGGACGATCTACGCCATTCATGCGACGTACCCGAACGGGCTTATGTACCCCGGCGATCCTGGGGGCTCGGCAAAGGAGACGGTGAATTGTAATTGTCAGGAACTCTACGAAACGGGGCCTGATGCAGAACAAATAAACGGAGGTGGCTTATGAAGTATCTCGCAGTTCCCCTAGAGGTTCGCGAGCTAAGAGCCGAAGGCAGAGAGGGCGACTTCACTGGTCATGCTTCCGTCTTCGGTAACGTAGATTCATATAACACGATCATCGACGCAGGCGCATTCAAGCGAACTCTCAAAGCTCAGAAAGGCAACATTCCCATTACGTTCTTCCATATGCCTTGGATGGGAATCGGGATGTCTAATTGCTCGGAAGACAACACCGGCCTTGCTGTGGCCGGACATCTCAACATCGATAATTCACGGGATGCTGCTGAGGTATATGCAGGGATGCCCGATCCTTCAGGTGAGAATCCAGCGGCGGGGTACTACTCCCAGATGTCGCACGGGTTCGATATCGTTCAGCAGAAGAAAGACTCTGCCGGAATATGGCATTATACCGAAGTGAAGCTGTACGAAGTGGCAATCCTAATGACAAACTTCGCAGCCAACCCGGAGGCGAACATCGATGACGTGCGCTCGCAGATCGGCGTCCTTCAGATGGCGCTTCGTGGTGGATCAGCTGCAGACATCAGAAAGATGCTAGAGACAACACGATCGGCGCTCGATGAAGGGCAGACAGAGGCAGAGGACCTCGGAATTATAATCATCAAGAATTCAGACCAAGTACGAGATCTAATCAAACGGCTCGATACGTTCACTGCACTCTTCGACGCAGACCCGGCTAAGTCCACTCTGCAAGGAGACCCGCAAGCAAGACGCAGCTTCGACCCGCAATCGCACTCGAAGTTGACTGCCGAGCTACGTTCGATACTCAATCAGACATAGGAGGTATTTCCAGTGGCAAATGAGAATGAAGGAAATGAGCAAACTTCCGTAGCGCAGTTGCAGAAGGAACATGCAGCAGCGACAGCGGAACTGACAGGGCTCGTCTCTCAGTTGAGAGAGAAGCTTGACGGCTTCGACAAAGATCTAGACGACAAGGTAGAGGCTCGTGCTGATACCGTCATCGAAGCGAAGACGACCGGGCTTGCTGAGGAAATCAAATCTGTACGTGAGGCACAGCAAGAACTTCTCTTGCGGCTGAATCGCCCTGCGACACCTACCGGGGATGTGACAGACGAAGAGCGAGAAAAGAGATCTCTATTCGCTAACACGATCCGCCTTCACAGTGGGAAATCAGAAGTCATCGATACCATCCCGAAGGAACAGCGTGCCCTCGTTGAAGATTCAACCGGCGAGATTGCTGTACCCGAAGAGCTGGATAAGGAGTGGCTGGTTGCGATCAACGGCTTGACCCTCTTCCGGTCTCTGGTAGATGTCAAGACAACGAAATCGAACCGGATGCGCAAGCGATCCAGAACGCGAGTCACTGTCGGTATGGGGAATCTCGAACTCGGAGATTCTGTGAATAACAGCGACATGGTTCTGACCGAGGAATACCAGTACGTCGAAGACATGAACGGATACACAGAGTTTGGTGTCGACGAACTGATGGACTCGGATACGAACCTGATCCAAGCCATGACCGAGGATTACACCTTCGGCTTTGCAGAGCTTGAAGATACGCAGATCTGGGAAGGGACAGGCCACACTCTCAAAGAGTTTGGCGGATTAAGCAGAGGCACGACCATCACCCGGCATCGCGCTGGAGCTGCTGCG